ATCGGGCGGCGCTGGAGAAAGCCGGAGTATCGGTGGACGAATGGAACAAAGCAAGCAAGGGGAAGAAATTACCGGAACACGCCCCGAAGAAGAAAAAACCGGAGGAGAAGAAGAAGTAACGGAAGAGCCAAATACGGTGGGGATTTCTCATGAATCATTAAACAGGATAGCCGAAAAATTAGGTTTGAAAAAGCCTGAACGTGGAACTTTCCTTTCACCTGAAGAACAAATGAAAAGGGGAAGAGCCTTATTGCAAGGCGGGGTTGATCCCGAAAAAGTAGCTTCTGATTTTGAAAAAGATGGCAAAGCGTCTGCTGATGAAATATCTGTCGCAAGGGCGCATTTTGAAAACCTTACAAGAGAAGCACAGTCCGCGTTAGAAAAATATGGGAAGAACAGCGAGGAATTTGCAAAAGCAAAACTTACTATGGAAAGATGGCAGGATGATGTTCTTAAGCCGATGGGTACTTCATCGGGTGCGTCCTTTTCTGCATTGCAAGGGGAAGCCGATTTAGATACCGGTTCATTTGTTTCACTTTCTAATTACTTCAAAGAAAGAACTGGTAAAGAACCAACGCCTGCACAAGAAAAAATAATCAAAGAACTTTCTGATAAAGTAAAAGGTCTTTCAAAAGATGTTGAAGATTTAAAGGCAAAACTTACTGAGGCTTTAGATAAAGCAGAAAAAGGTGAAAAAGGAGATAGCATTAAAAAAAGAGCAAAAAAAGCTGCTGATACAATTAGGAGTTTAAAAGCCTCACGACCTGATACTTTTTCAGCCGCTACTCCCGCATCATTAGTTTGGGATGGTGCAATAGAAATTACAGCAAAAACTATTGAAACTGGTGGTGAAATTGCACAAGCTATTGCTGATGGGATCGCACATATAAAAGAAAGTGATTGGTATAAAAACCTTAATCAAGGGAATAGAAATAAAGCGGAAAAAGATTTTTCAGAGCATATAATATCTGCTATAAAAGATAAAGACACGGCACAAAAATTAGCCGAACAATTTGCAGATAAAAAGGATAATAAGTTTACCATAGATCAAGCAAAAGATATTTGGGAATATGCAAAGAAAAATTATTTAGATGTTGGTGCTGATTTTGACCAAATGATTAGTGGTACATCAATGGATTTAGGATTAAATCCAGAGCAGATAAGAGATGCTTTAACAACTCCAAAAGGAACGAAGGCCATTACAGATGCCATGTATAAAAAGCAAAATGAAAGAAATGCTGCTATACAAAGGGCAAAAGATTGGGCAAGTGATGCAAAGACAAATCCATTAGTTAAATTCCTAAGAACTATACCGCGTTTCTTTTTTGCAGCCAAAGTATTTGGTCATGGTACAGTGGGTATGGTTACTCACTCCGGTATAAATATTTACGATCCCGTTGAATGGAAAAGATATTGGCCTACATTCTTTAAACAATTTGCTTTTGCATACGGCAAACAGGCTAATTACGAAAAGGCTATGGCTGATTTAAAGAATGATCCTCAATTTACATTCTGGAAAAGAAATGGTCTTGCAATTGACCCAACAGAAAGATATGATGAATATCAATTTGTGACTAAGGTATTTGAAAAAATGGGTAAAGCCGGACGGGTTTTGACAGCAGGGGATAGAGGATTCAATGCTTTAAAGGTATATAGAATGCAAAGGGCAAAAGCATTATATAATGATTTATCTAATGTAGAAAAATCCGATCCAAATACAGCAAAAGAAATAGCTAAATTAGTTAATCATTCAACAGGAACAGTTGGATTGAAAGTTTCTGAAGTTGCTAATACAGCATTTTTTGCTCCAAAACTTGAATTGGCAAGATGGAATAAATTAATTGTTGATCCGGCTAAAGCCGTTAAAACGTTTACTGAATGGGGAAGCGCAACTCCAGCAGAAAAAGCAGCAGCTAAAATAGTTGCAAAAAGGGCTGGAAGAATAATGGCGACTTATTTAGGAGCATTGGCGGTTAATCAGGGTTTATTATCATTAAGTGGTTCTAATCAAAAAATAAACGTAACAAACCCGATGAGTTCTGATTGGTTAAAATTCAAAGCAGGAGGTCGAACAATAGATTTAACTGGCGGAATGGTTTCTCTTTTAGGATTCTTAGCAAGAATGGGTGAAGCTGCTACTCATAAAAGTGAGCAATCCAAAAATAAATCAAGAAAAGATGAGATAATGAGTAATGTATTTGATTATACAAGCGGTAAATTATCTCCGTTCGCTGGTACGGTAAAAGATTTGGCTACCCATCATGATTTTCAAGGGAACACATTGCCTTTTTATGATGATAAACCAATGCATAGTTGGAATAAAAAATTAACATGGAAAGATTACATAGCAAACCAACAAACTCCAATACCAGTTGCAGAATTTTTTAAAGACTTAGATAAGCAAATGGAAGATGAAGGGGTTAAATCTCCAACAAGAACGAATGTAATTGAAAGCATATTAGCGGCGGCTTTAGTTGGCGGAACGGGCGTACATATAGGAGAAGAGCCAACACCGAAAACTACTCCTTTTAATGATAAAGATAAACAAGACCCAACTTTTAAATATTTCTTGGATAAAGGAATGGAACTGCCAAATACATCATTATCTTCTGAAAAAATAAAAGATAAATCAACTCATACAGAAAAAAAGATAAGCGACTATCCAAAAGATATTCAGGAAAAATATCAGGAAACCCATAAACAAATGCTTAAAAAAGAGTTAAGCGACATAATAAGAAAAGGATATGTTTATGTAAATCCATATGGAGATGTCGCAACTGAAAGAAATGAAGAAGGCAAAAGAAAAAATTTAAAAGATTTAACCAAAGAAGAAATGGCCAAAGTGTTACATATAGCACAAGGAGTTGCTACAACTGAATCAAAAAAGAAAATATTTCATTTAAGGTGATTAAGGAAGCGGCAATATGGAATAGTGGCATAATTTACAAAGGTAAAAGGCATAAAGACATTGTTATGTCATCACCAAAACATTTGAATATCAGGAAAGGTGGGATAGAGGGGTTTGTAACTACGCAAGGAATTTTCTTAGATAGAAAAGAAGCGGCTGAGTATGCTTATCAATGCGGCCAGATTAAAGAACCAGTTGACGAATTAAAAAGTGAACATTTATATTAAAAACAATTAACTATGGATATACAATCAATCATAGCTAATGCAGCGCAGATGTTCGGTGGAAGTAAAAGTGGAGGGGGATCAGGAGGTAAAAAACCACCAGATAAAGATATTATAAGTGATGAAATGAAAGTTCTTTATAAAAAGAATGTTCCCTATGATAATAAATCCGCAAAAGATATTCTTAATTCAGTAGGTAAAAAAAGTGGGTTAAATCCGGGATTATTATTTTCATCAGCCTTTCAGGAAGGTATGAATAAGGCTATTGTAAGACCGGGGGAACATTCAGAAGCCTATGATATGGCAAGAGAAGAAGGTAACGATTTGAAAGATTACCCAGTAGATGCATTTTATAATTACGGCGTTGATAAGTTTGGTGATAACTACGATAAGATAAAAAAATATCTCCCAGAAGGATTTGAAGGAAGATATAAAATGTATAATGCAATAAATGAACAAAACGAACCGGTTAAAACAGCAGCTTTTAAAACCAATGAAGATGCATTAATGGCTAAAGCTGCAATGATGCATGGTGCTATGGATGAAGTAAATGACTATGCCACACAAAAAAATATAAATCTTGACGAAAAGGCAAGAAACTATTTCACCCTTGCAAGATATAATTCAAAACCAGAAAATTATCGCATAATGATGGATGAATACATGAATGCAAAAGATAAAAATAAATTCATAGATGAAGGGTTAACATCACGAAAAGGGGTGCATAAGAATATTGCCCCGCGTTTATCCAGAATGAAATTAGCAAATGATCTATTATCTGAACAAGATTTGCCAATCCCAACAGCTTCGCAAGTAGTAGCAACCAAATAAACAAAAATGGAAACAGTAGAATCATTAAAAAAAGAACTTGAATATTATCAGAAAAAATTTGCAATTGCAGATCATGATGTTGCTGTGGCTGGCTATTTGGCATATGTTAATATTGTAAGGCAGCAGGTTGACTACGTGAAAGACTTTAATATTAAGGCAAATATTGAAGGGAAAAAAAGTGAGAATGCAATGTATGAACGCACTGAGGCTATTTGGAAAAATCTTCCTGATATGATTTCCTCAATGAATAGGTTAAAAATAGAATTAAACATCCAATATGATGAGTCAATAGGTAAAATGAAGCAATTGCCTACATCACCTCAAAATATTGGTAAAGCAATATAATTATGTTTTATCCGGTTAAAGGAGGTTCAGTTTATGAAGTGCCAGATAATTCATTTGGATTTGTTTTCAAGTGTCAATTACCGCCTGTTGGTTATGGTGTAAATTCCATTACCGGGGAATTACAAGAAGTCGGAGTTATAGGAAGTGATACTGAAGAACCTCAAAAGTGGGTTCGATTTACTTTACCGGCTGATTGGAAGAAAAAAAGAGATGCAGAAAAAGAAAGACAAAAGTTTGATAAATTTTATACCGATCCATATTTAGAGACAATACGATCAAGGGAATGGCTTCGCAGATTGTGTGGTATATGGTTCTGGAATTATAATCCAAAAGAAAAAAAGAATGAATTGCGGTATATAACCGGAACACATTATTTATATGATACCTATTGGAAATTTCAGGGGAAATTCATGGACTTTCGTATTAATGATATGGAAGCATGGTATGTCGTTAAATACTGTGAAACCGATCCAGATTGTTTAGGAATAAATGAAATTACAAAACGTAAATTAGGTAAAACTGCAAAACTTGGGTGCTGGTTGTATGAAAGAACAAGTAGGCCACCAACTAACCAACACGCTGCCTTTCAAAGTAAGGCTGATGACGACGCCCAAGAGGTAATGAAAAAAGCATTGGTGCAACCGTGGCAAAAACTTGCTGATTTTTTCCGGCCTATTTATGATACAATGAAAGGGGATGATCCTAATGAATTACGTTTCTTTCATCCATCAAGAAGAGGAAGTACAACCGAAATAGAACGAGATGAAGAAGATGCTCTTGAAAGTTGGATAGAATATGGGGCATCTGGCGTAGCTGTATTCGATGGCCCTGAATTGGATTCTTATGGTTCGGATGAAGCGGGGAAAACAAAACGTCCTGTTTCTATATTAGAAAGACAGCGAACGGTTCGTTTTTGTGCAGAAATAGATGGAGAATTTAAACATCGAAAACAATATTATACAACAACTGTTGAGATTGAAGATGGCGAAGAAGATAATTATGAATTTCAGGAATTAACTGCTGGTAGCAATCCTTTAGATCGTAATGATAATAATAGAACAAAAACTGGGCTATATACTTATTTTTTACCAGCGCAAAAGGGAATGTATTTTGATGAATATGGTTATCCTGATGAAGAAAAGGCTACTCGTTATTTACTAAATGAAAGAAAGAAATTGGAGGAAGATGGAGACACAAGGGGTCTTTCATCATTCAAGAGAAAAAATCCAATGACATTTAAAGAAGCATTTAGTGCAGATGGAAGTTATACTCTTTACGATCCTGAAATATTAAACATTCAATTGGATGATATAAGCTGGCGAACAAATGTAACCGAAAGGGGAAATCTTGAATGGAAGGATGGTAACAGAATAAAATATCTTGAAACAAGAGAAAACGGAGAAGCGATAGAAAAGTTAGGAGAAATAGTATGGATGCCAAATCCAAATGGAAGATTTGAAAAGGTAGTTGGATGGCAGCCAAAAGACCCGAATAAAGTTTTTGAAAATAACGGTAAATATTCGCCCAATAACAATTTCGCTTTACGCATAGGGTGTGACCCATTTAAATATGACAAGACGAAGGATAAAAGAAGATCAAACTGTGCAGCATTTGCTTATCAAATAAAAGACCCGTTAAATCCACTTGATCCATTTAATGATATGATAACGCTTCGCTATTCTTTCAGGCCAGAAAGCACAAGATTGTCTAACGAAGATATTTTAAAAATGGCATGGTGGTGCGGATGTCAGGTATTATTTGAAAGAAACGTAAATCATTGGAAAAGGGATTTTATGGATTGGGATTGCGGTGGGTTTTTGATGTGGCTACCCGGAGAACCAGAACCGGGAATTGTAACCGATGGGAAAGGGAATGTGGTTCAGATGATATGCAATTATACGGAAGCGTATTTAAATGAACACGTGAAGAAAATATATTTTAAAACATTATTAAGAAAAGAGAAAGGTTTGCTTGGGTTTAAAGTAGAAGATACGCAATCATTTGATGAGCCGATGGCTTTAGGTTTTTGCTTAATAGCAGTTAGAGGTAAACGTTATTCAAGACCAACTGAACAAAACAGAAGCATAGAAAATTTAATTCCTTACCACAAAGCAATATAATTATGAGATACGAAGGAATGTCATCAGAAGGAGCGTTATATCCTTATCCAAAAATGGATATTGATCCTGCAAAAAAAGATGGCGCATGGTGTATGCAATATGCTAAAGCCGCATTTTTCGATTGGAGTTTCACATATCCAAAAGGGATATTCGCAAACAATGGAGGTGATTATGAAAAGTGGAAAATGTATGCTTTAGGTAAGCAGCCTAATAGTCAGTATAAAAAAATGTTGGGAGTAGACCAACAAACTAATAATACATGGCTATCGGTAGATTGGTCAATACGCCCAATAGTATCTGTTTATAGAGATAGGGCTATTTCAAGATTGATGGAACAATTGCATAGCATAGTGGCTACCCCAATTGATATACTTGCCAAATCAGAATTACAGGAATGGTATGCGCAAATGAGAGCGAAGTTGGCGTTAAGACAATTACTTCAGCAATCAGGAAGTGAATTATCAAACCACCCAATGATAGCGTTAGAGAAAGGCGACCCAATGGATATTGAAGAACTTGAAATGAGAATGGATCAAGGAGAGCAATTCAACAGAAGTAAAGATGCTGAAATGGCTGTTGCGGTAGGGTTCTATGAAAATAATTACGTCCAAACTGTAAAACAATGGTATGAAGATTTATTTGATCTTGGCGTTACCGGTTACAAAGAATGGTTAGGAGAAGATAATAAAGCAAAATTCAGAAGATGTAATCCGGAAAATGTAGTTGTCAATTATTGCCGGTTTCAGGATTTCAGAGATTTAGTTCATGCAGGGGAAGTAGTTGACGTAGCATTAATTGATCTTGCTTGTGTAAAAGATAAAGAAGGTAATCCACAATTCAGTGAAGAAGAATTAAATCAATTTGCTTCTACAATTGCTGGTAAATGGGGTAATCCATCAATGCTTGGTCGTGGAGTTGGTTGGTTCAAGCCTTATGATAAATTCAAATGCAAGGTTCTGGATATTGAGTTCTATTCTTACAACGATTACTCATACCGGAAAAGCACAGACGAATATGGTAATAATGATTTTCGTAAAGCAGATTATAACAGAGGTAAGAAATCAGATAAATATATCCGAAAAAGAATAAAAGTAATTTATAAATGTAAATGGATTGTAGGTACTGATAAATGTTATGATTGGGGATTGGTGGAAGATATGAAACGCACTAATTCCAATGGAACAAAAGCTGAAACAAAACTTTCCTACAAGTTCCAAGCGTTTAATTTTTATGAAATGAAAGCGCAGGGTATCATGGAAAGACTTGTCCCTTACCTTGACGATTACCAATTAACCGTCTATAAAATTCAAAACTGGAAAAATAGATCAGTACCGGATGGATGGTGGATTAATTTGGATGCTCTTGAAAATGTAGCCCTGAATAAAGGCGGTAAAAACATGGAGCCAAGAGAGCTTATCCAGATGTTTTTTGAAACAGGTGCATTGGTTGGAAGAAGTTTAGATGCAAATGGACAACCTATGTTTGCTAATACGCAACCCATTATACCAATAGCTAATTCAGCATCACAAGGGCTTGCTATACTTTATCAGGACTTACTTACTACCGTAGCGAATATTGAAAAACTAACCGGTTATAACGATGTTACAATGGGCGATCCGAATCCAAAAACACTTGTTCCCGGTTATCAAACAGCAGAAATGAGTACTACTCATGCTCTGTACCCTATGAAATTTGCGCAAGGTGAACTCTCAAAATCTCTTGGTGCGGATGTATTAATGAGAATGCAGCAGGGTGTTAAGAAAGGAGATATTAGCGGTTATGCGCCAGCGTTAAATACAAACTCACTTATCTTAATGCAAATTAGCCCAACCATTGCATGGAGAGATTATGGGATTGAACTGGAAGAAAGGACAACTGATGACCAGAAAGCATGGCTGCTACAACAAATGAATGCCGATATAATGAATGGTTTCTTGGATAGTAGCGATGCGGTTATGCTGGTTAATACTAAAAACGCAAAGCAAGCGCAGCAATTATGGGCGTATAAGGTTAAGAAGGCTAAAGAGACTATGCAGCAGAATGAGATGCAGAAAATTCAGGCACAGCAGCAGGGAGCGCAGCAAACAATGGCTATGCAGCAGCAATCAGCAGAACGACAATTTCAAATGCAGGCTCAACTTGAAATGATGAAGCAGCAGATGATAAGCGAAACGGAGTTAAAGAAAAAAGCAATGGAAATACAAGGTCAGTTGCAGATGAAAGAAATGGAAATGAATATACGATATGCGATTGGTGCAGAAGCAAATCAAACAAAAGAAAAAGTTCAGGATTCTATCAGTACATCAAAAGTTATTGCTCAAAGTATAGCATCCGAATCAACAGTACAGAAACAACATATAGCCAATGAAGGAACAGTGGCTAAAGAAGTGATAGGAGGCCATGCGCAAATAGCGAAGCAAGAAGTTGCTAACAAAAAACCTGCTTCTACGCCTAAAAAATAATTTTTGTAGAAATTTAAAAACCGTTTAATTTTACTAAACCTCCAAATTAACATGATAAGAAAGTTTTTCGATCCTTCTGTCGCAGAGCCAGCCGCAGCAGTACAAGAACCAGTGAGTGTAGCGCAATTAATGGCAAGACAAGGAAGTTTAAATTCAACAGGTGAGCAAAGAGATTTGCCACCGGTCGAAATACAGGAGAAAAAGGAAGAACCTTCCACAGCACAAACAGGAGATTCACCTGTCGAGACGACAACTGATTCTTCTCCCAAAGCTGAAACGGCCAATCCAGAATCTCAACAGTCAATTGCAGAACCAGCGAAAGTTCAAGAACCGCAAATAGCGGCTGAACCAACAAAAGTTCCCGATTGGCAAGAAGTTCTTAAAAGTCAGCAACCCGATTCAAATGCAGTTTTAAAAGAATTGGGATTCGATGACAAGGTGGTAAGTCTCGCCAAAGAATTACAGGACAATCCTAAAATATTGAACCTGTTTAAACATTGGAAAGAGAAAGGAGATGTAGTAGCGTATATGAAAGAGCTATCTACGGATTACTCAAAGATGCCTGCCGAAGAAGTGATGCGACATCAACTTCGTAAGGAATATCCAACAGCATCCGAAGCAGCGATTAATGCGCTTTACAAAAGAGAGGTAGTGAATGCTTATAATCTTAATTCTGAAGATGAAGTAGAAGCAGAAGAAGGTCGTCTATTGCTTGAAGCAAAGGCAGACCGGTATAGATCAGAATTAACAAAAAATCAGCAGGAATATCTTTTGCCTCCTCCACCAGAGCCACAGCAGGTTGTTCAGGATAATTCTGAACAACTCAGGAGAGAAGCAGATCAACAGTTGTACGTATCAAGAGTTTCAGATCATTCATATACTAAGGATATTATTGATAAAAAAACAATTTCTATCGGTCAAGGCGAAAATAAAGTTACCATACCGGTAGAGCCGCAAAAATTACTTGATTTCTGGTTTGACACAAAAAATTATGCGGAAAATTTGTTTGATGTAAAAGATGTAAATGGACGTATTGATTTAGTTCCTAAAGTTGAAAAACAATTAAGAGCAGCAGCCTACATCTTGTACGAGGATCAACTTTTAGATGCTTACGCAAAACATTTCAAATCTCTTGGCGGCGAAAAGGCCATCGAACCCATACAAAATGCTAAACAGCCGGATGGTTCTACAGCATCTCAATCAGAACCAAAATTCGATAATCCTGCCGCAGCAATGGCAAAGCAGGGACGAATAAATTCAGGCGGTTACGGATATTAAAACTGGTATTGATTTCAGGGTTGTGAATAGAATATAAAACAATAATTCTAACTCACAAACTCTAATAACAATGGCAGTAACTCAGGGGCAAGTAATTAAATCGTACGTATCAGCAATTGATTTCCTCGATCAGAGGGATATTGACCCCAATATCTACGATCAGGCAAGGGATAGAGCATTTACGGATATAATGAAAATAGTAAATCGCTACAAACCATGTACGATGTTCTTTTATAACAACTTTGTAAACGCAAACGTTTACGAGGTCGGTACAGTAAGCGCAGTAACTTCTACAGGTCTTGCGCAAATTCAATTCACTATCGATACAGCGAATACCTTTGTTCGTGTAGGTGATTTGATCAAAACTTCAAATTCAAACAATGTTGGTAAGCAGGCACGTGTTCAGGCTATCACTTATGGCTCTGGTACAGCTACAATTACAGTTCGTAGCGTTGCCGGTAACTCATCTGCGTTCTTCGCAACAATAGGTGATCTGGTTCAGTTTGGTTCTGATGCCTTCGCTGAAGGTTCAAGCGCACCTGAAAACAGGCGTTACCCACTGACAAAATATTACAACAACATTCAGATTTTCCGTGAAGTTGATAAAATCACAGACGTTCAGAAAGTAGCTAAAATCGAAGTGAATGTTGGCGGTGATTATCATATCCTTCCTTACCAGATCGTTCAGAAATTAATCAAATTGAACGGTGATATTTCTGTTCAGATGTTGGCCGGCGTTCAGTCATCTACATTATTTAATGATACAAACCCATTCCTTGCTGATCCTTCAACCGGTCTTCCTATCCAGACAACAGGTGGACTTGATTGGTATGTTACCACTTATGGTATCAGTGACCAATCAGCAGTATTGGGAACATTTGGTTTCACTGAATTAGACGACATCATTGATAACTGGATTGCCAATAAATCACCACAGGATCAGATGGGCTTTATGGGTAGCCGTCCTGCCGGTGTTATGGATAAATTCTTCAAGAATTTAGGTTCTTCTGGCGTTACTTCAGTTCGTTTGGTAATTGATGGTCGCTCAGTTGATTTCAATGTAAACCACGTTTCTTATCGCGGTTTTGAAATTGATTTCATCATGGTTCCGATCTACGATCATCCGCAATTGTTCAGCCCAACATTGGTTGCTGACATCAACGGATCAATCTATTTTGTTCCAAAAGATCAGATAGATACAGTAGATAACGGTCGTCAGCCACGTATGCAGATTCGCCATACCCCTACTCCTTTCATGGGTCAGTCAGCTAATAAATCAGCTAACGGTATCATAACTGAGTGGAGAGTTGGTGCGCTTGCTGAAATTCCAACAGACGCAACAATGTCACTTCAGACCAACTGGGAAACTGCTCAGGGTCTTGAATGTCTTGGTGTGGTTCTGTTCCAAAAATACAGGGTAATATAACCTATGAAGCGGGGAAGCCTCAACCACTTCCCCGTTATTTTATAACAATCAAATTAACAAATCATGTTACTATTACAAACAGGTGTTTTTAATAACCTATCAGAAAAATTATTAGAAAAGTTAAAAGCAAGAGTTGATTCATTCCCAAAAAAAGTAAGGTATAAGTTTGATATTTCTAAAGAAAATCCAGACAAAACTTACTATAATGGAACAGTTCTTTGGCCTTCAATTTACACATTAGACCCAGTGCAGTTTACTATCAATGATAAAGAAGAAGCAAAAGGTAAACCAACTGGTAAAAAAGTAGCTCTTATTGAAAGTACTGATGATAAAGGATTCCCGGTAAGGTATAAGAAGATAAAAATATTTGCGAGGGATAAAGGAATATTGTTATTGCAGCCGCATGATAATGTAGATGATTATGATATATGTATGTTTCTTGAGTTGCATCCAAAAAATAAAACCGGATTTTTCCCTGACCCACAAAGACATCAGGTATTTTCCATAATTGATACCGCAGTATCCGCTACCGAAGAAAGAAAAGTAAGATCAGCAAGAAAACTGGCAATGGATACGGCAGAAAAAATGAGTGATGCAGAAGTGATTGAATTTGCCGATGCCATGATGTGGGATAGTTCTGAAGATGTTTTGTTTTTAAGAAATAAAGCAGAAGAATTAGCAGAATCCGATCCAAAAATGTTCTCTGACATCATTGCGGATAAGAAGACAAAATTCCTTGCAGCTATTAAACGTGCATTGGATAAAAGAATATGGCAGTATGATCCATCAGATGGGAAACTTTCATGGGCATCTACCGGTCAGGCTATTGTGACAATGGGGCAAGACGCAGCAACAGAAGGATATGGAAGATATGCCGAATGGTTTATGACAGCAGGTAAACAAGCTGATGGAGCATTTGAAAAGTTATTAAAGCTGGAAAAAGAACCAGCTACGACATAGTTAATTTGGTTGTGATTCACTCATGGGAGTGATGATCCGACTTGGCTGCGTTAGCAGTAGTTGGAATTTTTAAATTATTTAAATGAAAAAATGGGTTGTATATAAAATAACAAGCCCTTCCGGGAGGGTGTACATAGGCAAAAGTTGCTCTTTTAGTGGGAGAAAATCTTCGTATAAAAATATTACCAATGCAGTAAAAGATCAGAGGATTATATATAACTCCCTCGTAAAATACGGGTATGCCAATCATATCATAGAAGTAATAGAAAATGTTCCGGATGGTGAATCAGCTTTCGCAAGAGAGGTGTATTGGATTAAAGAACTTAAATCTAATCATAATAGATACCCAAATGGGATTGGAATGAACTTAACTGATGGCGGAGACGGAACACCGGGCGCTAAGCATTCTAAAGAATCGGTTGATAGAAGAGTAAATAAGACAAAAGGAAAGCCGATTTCTGATGAGAGAAAGAAATTTCTTAGCGAATACAATAAAGCCAACCCAGTCAGAGGGTTTCTTGGTAAGAAGCACTCGGAAGATACTAAAATAAACATGTCTCTTGCGAGAAAGGGGAAGCCAAGTAAATTGAAAGGACGTAAACAATCGGATGAAAATATTAAAAAGAACTCCGCTTCACATATGGGGCAACGAGCATGGAATAAAGGTGTCTCAATGTGGTCTGAAGATGATAAAAAAAGAATAGGAGTATCAAAAATAGGGGACACATATAGTAAGGGTATAAAGCATAAGCCGGAGAGCATACTAAATTTTAAATTATCTAAACTAAAAGATAGCAAGCCAATATTGCAATATGATCTTACCGGTAATTTTATTCGAGAATATATGTCTAAAAGAGAGGCAGGAAATGAGTCCGGAGTAAGCCGGGGTTCAATAAATAAAATATTGAACGGAGTTACCAAAAATCCTAAGTCATTCATTTTTAAATATAAATAAATTGGCGCTCGTCGTAAATTTTACTGCCGCTCAACCCGTAGGTCTTCCAGAAGACATAACATTTGTTGACACATCAACTGGCAGTGATGTGAACGTAACACAACGCAGAGTGTATATTCGAGATTCAGTGGGTAATTACTTAGTGCCGTCAGGTACGACTACAGATTTTATAGCATGGCCTTACGCTGATGCCACCTTAACTGTAGATGTCTTAACTCAAGATATGGCATTAGAAGTAACTGTACAATGGTTGGATGTTACAGATGTTGTTTTATATACCAGTACAGAGGTTATAGGATTTACATCATATAATGAAAATTTTGATTACGGCCTTACTCAGAATATGGTTGCCAATCCAATAAATATTCAGGATGATGATTTTTTTCAAACAAAAAGCGAATTAAGGACATTCATTGATTCAGGTAATCAGGCTATTGAAAGAGCTTCGGACATTGTAGGTGCGCAACAATGCTACAATGCAGCCACTAATATTCGCGTAAAATCTCAATACTATTTTAATATAAACGCATGACAGTTCTCGAAAGAATAAATATTGCTAAAATATCTCAATTTCTTTCAAGTAATTATCTGCAAAATGCTGGTTTATTTGGGGGAGGAGAAGATTTATTGCTGCCCAGAAAATTGTATTGTGTTAGAAAGAACGTTGAATGGATGTATGAGCAAGACCCAACTGATTCTACATTATTTTCAACCTCAGTTTATTTGTATGCGTTATGCAAACAATTTGTTTTTAAAGCTCTTTCTATAACTACTTCTGGCGGTTCGGTAGCGCCAGTAATCCCCGATGATAGCGATTGTGAAGGTCTTTCATTAATAACTGCCGCAGATTTTGAAGCGGATGGCAAAACTGTTTATAAACCTAATTGGGATGGTAAAGCATTACAATTATTCTGGAACAACGTAAATAGATTTATAATCCAACCGGAATGGCAATATGTGGCTGGCGGTGGCTTTAAAATATTAATCCCAACTGATTTTGATTCTAATGGGAATAATTCAGATGTCCAGATAATGGCGTTTATTGGGTGTTTTAATCCCGGTGCGTTATTTATTCCTAATCCTTTCCCAATTAATGAATATTTAATTTATCCTGCCGGAACAACAGACCCGCTTGTATTTTCATGGACTGCATATTACCAGAATAAATATGGGGTAGGTTCTTTTGATTTGAATATTGATTACGGAGATGGAGTGTTTCAGCCTTCAGCTATACAAGGTATCGCAGATGACGCTACTAACCCAACAACATATACTTTTTCAGGCTTCGGAGCTAATAGAATTCAACTTGTTTTTAAATAATGAAGAAAATAATTTTCATATTAATCAATTTATTTTTGGCTTTAGGCGTTTATTGTCAGCACCCAACAAAATATGTTCTCCCCTATGATAGCGTGTTGGTGTTAAAGCCGGATGGAACTGGGTATTTAAAGGCAGCGAAAGGTAATTTTGCTGATAGTCTTTGGCATAGATCATTACTTGCAATAGGAGATAGTAGTCAACTTGTTGCTACTACTGAATGGGTGAAAAGACAAACAGCAAGCGCATCTACCGTAACAAAAGTATTTAATTCTGTTGCTGATTTAAGAGCATCAAACTTTTATACTACTTCAGGTTCTATAATGGCTATTACATTAGGGGTGAATACTCCGAATGATGGCGGTGGCGGTAATTGGGCATGGATTTCATCTTCATCCACAACAGATAATACAGGGCTTGATGTTAAGCCAACAGCAGTAAGCGGTAATGGAAGGTGGGAAAGAATTTATGATGATAAAGTAGTAAACGTAAAATGGTTTGGTTTAATTGACGATGGGGTTACCGATAATTTAGCTGCATGGACATTATTATGGGCATCTGTTCCAAGACAACTTATCGCACTTAATCAGTATTCAAAAGGAACAATATTATTCCCGGCTCCGGGTGCTTTCTACTTTAGTGATAGTTTACTAATTGATGACCAAGTTACGTTGCTCGGTGAAAATATAACCATGTTTCCGTTCAGTGTTACAGACTTAATATTCCCGGCTAATAAATCAGGGTTGGTTTTGCAAATGGGCAATCCAAATGGCGGAGCAAGAGGGTGCTATGTTTCCGCTTTTCATATTCGGGCTAATGGAGTAAATACAGATACAACAAAACATGGTCTAAGATTTAATAGTAATACATCTGTAAATTATGTATATGTATCTGGATTTGGTGGGAATGGTATTTATGCAAATACAATATTTAACGGTAATTTAAGCGGCAGTGTAATTTATAACTGTGCTGCACAAGGCAATGGATTGAATGGTATTTGTATTGATGGCGGTGAATCTACTTCTGTTATTGTAACAAATGCTAATTCACAATTCAATGGTCGTTGTAATATAAGAGATAATGGATTTTTGGGTAGTTGGATTTACGGAGGTCTTACATCTGGGGCTGGCATAAGAACAGGCTATACATCAGATGCTATCGCAAAAATAGGTACACATTACTATGTTTGCAAAAGAGATAATATAAATAAAGAACCGACAGTTGCAGTGGATTGGCAAGACTATTGGGAAGATGTAGGAACAAGTCTTGAAGACCCATCAGTAGCAGCAGCATGGAGTTCAGGAACCACTTATTTTCTTGCAGCAAACTATGCTTCTACTGGTGCTGCACAAGGGGCGATGGTTTATGGATTATATCGGGAATCAGGAACAGGATCAGATGTTATTTTAGGTGGTAGTTCGGGGAGTATCTTCGGTCAGGGAGCAAGGACTTTTAATAATGTTGGTGCGCAATTAGACGTATCAAATACTTATTTTACTGTACGTAGAGGTGGTGCAGGATTTTCAGTTTTAAATAAAGCCAATAATGACATATTCACTAATCTTGATAATACTTTTGGACTTCAATTAGGAGCAACAACTCTTTCTTCCGTTTTATCTATTGGAGCGTTTTCTGATACAACAATTCGTTTTTCTTCTGCTGCTGATAATGTTGGTAGATTAATATTTACAGGTGCGGCCATAAATGGGGCTAAATGGGGGGTGAGCGGTTCTATTTCTGCTGGCCTTCCTATTATAAGTAAATTTGCTTTATCATTTGCTAATGTTAGAGGTTCTTCAAATTATGCGTCTATTGATAGCATACGTAAATTCTTTTATACAACAGGCACTCCATTCAGCGAAGGGTTAAAATATGGCATTGGTGATTTTGGTATGTATATGAAGGGGGATAGTTCAATTATTGGGATAAAAGCAATGTCGGTTACGGGTGGTGGCGATGATGCGGCATGGGCAATTATAAGATCAGGAAATAACAACGGAGATCAATCGGACACGACAAATTATAAGCCAGCAGCATATGGATTAGACGGTAAGTTGTATAAAATGACATATTGGCCCGGTAGTGGAGGTGGTTCAACCCTATTCGGGTTAACCGGATCAAATACTGCTACCGGCGATGTGACAGGAGATATAAGCACACACACATTGTTGGTAACTGGTACATCTGGTTCATATAATATATCATTGAATGATGGAACTACCCAATCTTCTAATAATATTTCAGCAGCGGCAGCGGAAATTTCTTCAATAGCAAATGACAATAGTTCTGGCGCAACATTGGATTTATTTCAAAGCTCAGGTGCTGTTATGACTTTATTAGGTACAAGCACATTCACTGGCGGGGCTGGCGATACAACAAATTATGTAGGAGAAAGCTATATTCAAAAAGATTGGGCTTTAAATAGAAAAGTGGATACCATATTCAGAACAGCAGGTAAAGATTCTATTCAATTCTATATTAATGGAAGATACCATGCCATAAAAGATAGTTCTGGTAGCGGGGCAAGTGGTATAACAGGCTCTTTAACATCAGGAAGAATACCAGTGGCAAACGGGAGTTCTTCTGTTACCGATTATGCTGCGTTAACATTCGATGGTACTGATAAAATAACATTAAGTGGTTCTGATATACGTAGCAATAGCGGAAGCTGGTTACGTCTTTCGCCAACCAACGGAACTGTACAAGTATTTACATCTGGGGCTTCTTCTAATGTAGATATATACAATAGTGCAGGTGCAGCATCATTATCTTCAGGGTATAATGTAATTAATACATCAGGTCAAAATAATTTACAAATACAAACTGCGGCAGCAGGTAATGTAATATTTGGCAGCGGAACAGCAAACACATCGGCTAAAGTTGAAATTAGTAGTACTACAAAAGGATTTTTACCTCCAAGAATGACAACAACTCAAAGAGACGCTATTTCATCTCCGGCAACCGGATTAATAGTTTTTTGTACTGATTGCACTGCAAGTGATGCCAGTACGGGCGTTAACCAAACTTATAACGGGTCAACATGGAAAAATTGGTGGTAAAAATATTATTCATATTAACTTTTATTCCTTGCGTTATTAACGCACAACAGGGAGTAGTTTTAAGAAACGATACATTGTTTTCGTTCGACCCTGAGACTAATACTTATACACAAATCAACAAGCAAGATACAAGTGCATTGCCGGGATTTACCAATAAAGTGAAAGGATTGATAAGTTGGAACAACGTTACAGGAAAGCCGGCTTCTTATACACCTTCATCACATAATCACGTTAAAGCAGATATAACAGACTTTGGAAGTCCGATTTACTCTGTTGATACGAGTGATATTTCTGGTTTCTATGCAAAAGTTCGTGCAAGTCTGGGAACGCTTGCTTTGCAATCTGGAACATTTAGCGGGACAAGTTCAGGAACCAACACCGGTGATCAGACAATAAGCGATGCAACAATATCCACAACTGATATTACTACAAATAATGTCAGCACTTCAAAGCATGGGTTTGCACCCAAAGGTAATGGAAGCAGTACGTCGTATCTCGACGGGACAGGCGCTTATTCAACTCCTTCAGCTACTACTGGATCGTTTACTTTTCTATCAGGTGATGTTACAAACAACAATGCTTCAGCCAATACAATAGCAGACGTAACAGGGTTATCGTTCGCGGTAACTTCCGGGGTAACTTATAAGTTTAAATTCTTTATTGTTTATACCAGCGCAGCAACTACAACAGGGAGTAGATGGAGTATTAACGGGCCTGCTACCACTTTTCTTAATTACAGATCAACTTACACTCTGACAGCAACAAGTGAAACTATTAACACCGGAGTTGCTGCATACAATTCGCCATCAGGTGCAAGTGCATCTTCATTAACATCGAATAACATAGCAATCATAGAGGGAATTATAAAACCAAGTGCAAACGGGACAGTGATAGCAAGATTTGCAAGTGAAGTAAGCTCATCCGCCATCGTAGCAAAAGCAAACCAATCATACGTAGAATTTCAAGTAGTAAATTAAATATATGAAATCAACACTTGTTATCATTTTATTTTTATTAAGTTCTATTTGTTTTGCAAATCAAAAAGACACAACCAATCTTCCAAAAATAGATAGTGCAATTTTAAAACAGCAGGCAATTAATGCCGCTATTGACGCTATAAATTTTGTTGTGAATGATATGAAAAGATCAATAAGGATAAGCAATATGGTGTCAGATGACGAACAAGCTGTTTTTTTAAAAGTGTTATCTATATATATTGATGAAAAAAATAAACAGTTTAAGCCGAATAAATGAGATTTTTAGCAGTCATATTATTGTTCATTTGCGCAAAAATAAATGCAGCCACTTATTATGTGGCTACAACAGGAAGTGATGCTAATGCAGGCACAATTGGCGCTCCGTGGCTTACACTTACAAAAGCAGAATCAGTAGTGGTTGCAGGCGATCTTGTTCTTATTAATAACGGCTCTTATGCAGGATTTACAACAACAAAAAGCGGTGCTTCAGGCAATGTTATAACATTCCAAGCTCTTAATTCAGGAAGTGTTAATATCACAAGCACTATTTCAGTACCAACTAATTTCAGAATATTTACCGGATTCTCTTTTACTAATGTTACCGATAGGTCATTCAATATAACAGGAGCAAATAACATCATGCTCAACATGACTATCAATATCAGCTTTACTCCGGGATATGGGATTGTAGTTGGTGTGGATGGTAATACTGGCGGTTCTTCTGCTAATAATAATATCGTAGATGGGTTAAGGTTAGTTTGTACAAGTCCCGCAGGTCAAACAGTTCATGGGGTTATTTTTGGTGGAGGGTGTACAGGTAATATTTTACGAAACTCTTACATTTCAAATTCATATTACGGCATTGTAGATAAGGTTACAGTTAACAGCCTTGTGTATAATAATGTTTTTAATATGACAGGCGCTTCATTAAATACCTGTGCTTATGCCAAAGGGAATGCTGGCGGTCAATATTACAATAATGTATTCAGATCAACAGGAAGTGGGTATGGGGTATTGATGAACATAAGCGATGGCGGCGCACCACCAGCCACAGGAATAGTAATAAAGAATAACATATTTGTAAAGAATAATGCTGATCCATCCATATTCAATGCCTCAACATCAAACACATTTACCAGTAACTATAATTTATTTCAATATACTTCCGGAGTTTTAGTG